CGCAAGAGCGCCCCAGAATTTGAGTCGTTTTGGGTTAGAAATATCGGTTACAGGGTGCGACTCCCTGTCCTGTCGTTGCGGAAACGCAAACACAACTTAATGACCAGCTTGCCTGCCGGTCGTACATATCACACAACACCTTAGGGTGTTTTTTTATTGGAGAAAATCATGGATAGAAAACAAGCGAAAAAAACATTAAGCAATATGCAAAGAGCAGCAAAAGCAAACGGTGTTAAAAAAGAGAGAATGAGCCGAGAAGAATACAAAGGCGCGGTTAATCAAGGCGAACTCAGAAAAGAACACTATTTCATTCATCACATTTTGAACGGTCGCTGATGGTTAGCTATGGACGAGAAAACTAAAAAACGCCTCATTCATATTCGAGACGCTACCAAAGTGAACAAGGAACACGCCGAAAACACTAGGCGACAAAGTGTTGAACGGCATGAACGTTCCAGAGCGCAAGTGAAAGCAGAAATTTACGACAACAGAAATATCGATTATCGTAAGCACATGAGGTTTTAGGTATGGTGTATTTTAAATGGACCGATGAATACAAGTCACTGGTTAAAAAATTATATACACAAGGCATGAATACGCGTCAGGTTATCGACTATTTTTATGATCATTACGGCTTGAATGTTAGTCGGCGGTCAGTGCAAAGATACAGAAAAGGCGCCACTCATACACCTGTTAAAGAAACCAAGATTAAAGATGTGCAACGTGGGACTGAAATCGTCATCAACAAAGACGGTAGTCAGACATCATCAACACCGTTGCATATGACTAGAGAACAGGCTAAAGACCCTGACTTTGTATTAAGAGCTCATGGTTTTGACCCAACTGAATGGGATATCATCTCAGCCCGCAATAACTTCTGGCAACAAAATAGCCAAGAGAACGGACTGATTGATTTATATCAGTCTAAGATTACGGTTAAGCCTAAATCCGATGGTGAATTAACACCACATGATATCGCTAATCTGTTCAAAGCAGACATTAAGCCATATACAATTAAACAGGTTGCACGTGATACGCATAATCTAGTTGTACCTCTTCCGGATTTGCATTTTGGTATAACTACCATGCTAGATGTTAAAGAGCACTTAGATAGGCTGCTAGAGCTTATCAATAAAGGGTACAAAACGATTGTGATTGAACAGTTGGGTGATCTATTCCATTCTAGTCAGATGTGGTCATCACAGACTTTAAAAGGTACGCTACTTGATGAAGTTAATATGGTGCAAGCTGTTGAAGACGCTAAGCAGTTCTTTGACGTCTTGGTAACTGCTGCATTGAAAAACAGCACAACACTTCACATCAAACAAATGGCTGGCAATCATTCAGGTAACATGGAGTACATGTTCATGGAGTATTTGAAAGCCAAGTACCCACAAGTTGTTATCAAGAACAATATCCAGTTTCGTGATGCCTATTTATTGGATAACGTTGGCATCATGTTAGCCCATGGTGACTTAGCACCTAAGAACTTGCCTATGCTATTTGCAAATGAGTTTGGTGGTGCATGGTCACTATCGCACAGTCGTGAAATTCACAAAGGTCACTTCCACAAGGAAAAGACAGTTGATGAGGGAGGCGTGATTAGTCGGCAGCTTGGAACAGTCAAACCAAATGACAATTATGAAATCATGAACGGTTGGACGTTATCTAAGAAAGAACTATACGCACTTGAGTATGACAGTGATAAGTTAGTAGCCGAATGGCACGTTTAAAAAGGAGATAGCATAATGGCTGATAAACAAACAAATACTAATGAAGATGACGAACTAATTGAGGACGCCGCTGAATTATTGAGAACTGGTGTATTTAAAAACGATTTAAATCTCAGAAAGACAATCACGATGTTTCAACGCAGATTTAGAATCGGTTGGCACAGGGGATTTAAGCTAGCTAGAGTTTTGCGTGATAGAAGTCTATTGGTTAATCCTAAAGTTGATATAGAGATTTCCGAGGAACTATCCAAGTGAACTCACATTTTCAAATCCAACCCATGTCTCTTTAGTAGTATAATTACTGCTATTGGAGGAGAGAGATGAGTAAAAAATTATTTTGGTTTTTGTTGGTTCCAGGTATTATTGCGTTCGTAGGTGGACCGCTAATTGTTCAATATAATAATTGGAAATTCTGGCCAAAAGTTCACGGAGACTGGCTGGGGTTTTGGGGAAGTTATTTAGGTGTCATACCGTCTGGGTTAATAGCTTATTTCGTAGCAAAAACGCAGGTTGACGGACAACGTAAAATAGACCAAAGGAAGCAAGCTGTTGATCTATATATTGCTGATCTCAAAAAATTGAATGATCTAATTAATGAATTGCGGATACAATCAAGATTAACATCTATGTTAATTGAAAAACTTGGAAAAGGAGAAATTGATTTAGAAAAATTTTGTTTGAGTTACAATACTATGGCTAGTGAGAAAAGACTTGGGTTGAAATATAATGAGTACATAGAGAATATGGTCGAAATTTTGCCGAACGGTTCCGCATCTGGTGTACATGAAAAAGTTTCCAAATTTAATAATATAATTGAACAATTGGAAGTTAATGTAGAAATGGTAGTCATCAAGATTGAAAAAAAGATGCCAATTACAGATGATGAATTTAAAAACTGGTTAATATCTGATGGAATAAATATTATAAAATATTTTCAAGAAGCGACGGAAAGCATCCGTGACGAGATTTCTAAGTATTATTATCTTTAAAACTTATACAAGCGCATAAGCGCTTTTTATTTTGCAGTAAATGAGGAGAACGTTCAAAGGTCGATTAACAATTTGTATTATTTGATATACAGAAAAAATTGTTTGACAACGAACGGTTGAAAGCAACTTACGAAGTTGAGTAAAGGAGAAAAACAATGACAGAATTTAATTTAACAAACGGACAAGCAATTGAACTAACTAAAGATGGTATTTTGATTAAGGGTAACCGTATTGAAATTGATGGTAAGGTTATCATCGACAAAGACGATAAGCATATAACTGTTTTGGAAGAAGACGGAAATAAAATAAAACAATCTTCTGTGGATATTGATGACAAACTAGTAAAAACAAAAACCAATTTAAATACTGCGCTGATTAAGCAAGTTATTGACAATTTACTGAACGAAATCGAAGAAGCTAAATTACAAAACGTTCCACACGTCCGCATTGAGTTTGATGATATCCGTGATGTACCAAAGGTGTGGGTAGATGGAGAGTTGATTGGTGGTGTCGATGACAAGCCGTTGGTTAGTCTTAAGATTGATTGGAACACAGATACGGAGACTGAAAACCACAAAGGGTTTGATATCAACTACCAAGATCTTACTGGTGAACGTCCAATGAGTAGAGGTTTCCATGAAGGGTCAGTGATGTGAGAGTAAGACGCTGTAAAGCAACAGGTTGTTATCACATGGTGGTGTTGCCCAAGAGATACTGTGACCAACACGCAGACCAAGAGCGTGAGTATGTGCCACGTGATAAGCAAGCAGTACATCGCTACAATACCGTGACACGCAACCGTGATGATAATAAACGTGGTCAGTATAACTTCTATCGAACAAAACAATGGGTGGACCTACGACAGTTAGTATTAGATACGCAGCACTATCTGTGTCAATACTGTAAGGCAGACGGTATCGTCAACATGGGCAAGACAGTCGACCACATTGTCCCTGTGGAGTTCGCACCTGATGACAAGGCAGACGTCGACAACCTAGCGGTCATCTGTAGTAAGTGTCACAACATGAAAACGAGATGGGAACAGGCATACTATGGCACTGGTAAGGATAACCAGTTAAAGCAAGTTAGTCCAGTTCGTAGCGTGGTAATGATAAATAAGATGATGAAACGTGAGAGTTAATATAAGCACGCTGGTTGCGTTTTAGGTCGAGGTGGACTGATTACACGTTTGTGTGATTAAAATGCTTTATACCCCCGCCCGCGTGCTTTAAACGAGAGAGCGCTCACATATCGTCATCTTGTAAAAATGTTCAATTTTAAAAAGTTTTTATAAAGGGGGGATACCCTGAAAGGAGGTGGTTAAGCGTTGGTTAAAAAAGCAGATAAAGACGTCAATGGCGGGCGTTTAACGATTACGCCTCCAGCCTACTTAGGTCAACAGGCTAAAGTCATTTGGCGTAAAATTATACCTTTTTTAGAAACGCAATCAAGTGTGACTAGAATTGATTCTGGTTTGGTAGAAATGTATGTGACACAATACGAAATTTATCGAAACGCGTACAAACACATTCGCGAAAATGGCGAAGTTCAGGCGATTTTTAAACCGGTTCAAAACTACGAGGGCGAGATTATCAAAGAGGCATTTCAAGGCTACCGCCGCAACCCTATGACGGCGATTTACAGTGATGCGCTTAAGAATTTAACTAAAATCGGATCAGAATTGGGATTGTCACCAAAAAGCAGGTCAGACTTAATGGCGTTGAGTGATGCAGCCGCACAGGACGATAAAGATTCGGCTTCGCAAATGAAGGAGTTCTTTGCTGATGAAGAAGATTGATTTAACGACGAATCATGATGTCATCGGCATCTATCATACACTTGATTTTTCTGACGTCAGAACAAAGTATCACGATAAGGGAACTGCTTATGCTTTTAATGTCTTAGACGAAGTAATTGTCACAGGGTATTTTATTAAGCTGGCAGCGTTTAGACATTTACGTGATTTACAACGCCAAGGGGATAAAAACTTTCCGTACAAATATTCAGTCAAACAAGCAAGCAACATTTTGAAGTTTGCTAAGATCGCACCTAACGTTGATACGGGTGAGCCAACAAAGCTGATGGATTGGCAAGAGTTTATCATGACACAACTCATCGGTTGGCGTACCTTAGATGGTGGTAAACGATTTAGTCGTGCAATCGTTTCTGTGTCACGTGGACAAGGTAAGACATATCTTATGGCTATTCTACAAGGATATTCTTATCTCATTGAGACGATGGGACTTGAAAACCAAGACTTTTTAGTTGCATCAATCAACTTTAAGCAGACAAACAAGTTATTTGGTTTTATCAAGAGCATGTTGCGTAAGATTATTGAGACAGAACCGTTTAAATCATATGCAAAAGAGGTTGATTTGAGCATTCAAACTGACCAGATCATCATGAAAAACACAAATAACGTGATGCGTGCAATCTCACACGAATCTGGTCAGTACGATAGTTTCCACTTTACGACAGCGGTTGTTGATGAAATTGGTGAAATTACAAGCCGCGATAAGATTTCTAAAATCATTTCAGGGCAAGTCAAGGTAAAAAACCGCCAGTTTATTCAGATTTCTACCTCATATCCTAACCCAACTGTGCCGTTCCACGAGGATCAGAAGATGATTCAACAGGCTATGGAACAAGATTGGAACCGAGACGCGGATAGCTATCTCGGTTTAATCTGGGCGCAAGATAGTCTTGATGAAACGTTCAAACCAGAAACTTGGGTAAAGTCAAACCCATTGTTGACGCTTGAAAGCGAACGCGAAGTATTGTTACAAGGGCTGACGGACAAGCGCGATAGTGACTTGCTCGCTGGTACAATTAGCGACTTCCAAAACAAAAACTTGAACATGTGGCTACAAGAGTCTACAAACAGTTTCCTTAAGTTGTCTGATGTGTCGATGGCGATTGTTGACAGATTCGATATTCGTCAACGGCAGGTTTATATCGGGTATGACTACTCGATGTTTAGCGACAACACAGCGGTTGCCTTTGTTTATCCATACCTAGATAACAAAGGCGACAAAAACTGGCATGTCGAGCAACACTCATTTATCCCTTGGGAAAAGGCTGGTAGTATTGAGGCTAAGGAAAAGCAAGACGGCATCAATTACCGTGAACTTGAGAAGTTGGGTTATTGCACGATTACATCACACCCGCAAGGACTGATTAACGATGATCAGGTCTATCAGTGGCTATTAAACTATGTAGAGGACAACTCATTGGACGTTGTCTTTTTTGGTTATGATGCTTGGGGTGCTACACCAGCGATTAAGCAACTTGAAATTAACACGTCATGGAACTTGATGGCGATCAGGCAACGTACTAGCGAGTTGAAAGACCCAACCAAATTCCTACAATCAGCATTTGTTGAGGGTTCAATTTCGCGGCTTGATGACAAGATTATGGAAAAAGCGTTACTCAACGCACAAATTGTTGAAGATAAGATTGGTATTCAGGTTGATAAAGCCAAAGCAACGTTAAAAATCGATGTGGTTGATGCGATTATTGATGCTTTGTATCAGGGCATGATTCATTTTGAAGAATATTCAGATGTAAATGACCCAGAAAAGAAGATTGGACGTATGACCTCTGCCGAAGTTGAGGCGTGGTTTAACGATCCAGAATCAGGATTACTAGGAGATATTGATGATTTTTAAGCGATTATTACCGCTAATTTGGCGGGTTTTTGATATTCTTTGCTACTTTGCAGCGCTCGTGGCGCTAAATTGGGGCATGTTTAGCTTAAATAAGGTAGCTGGTGCGGTTGCGCTGGCCTTTTCTTTTGCAGTCACTGGCTTCATCAGCGAACTGCTAACGCCGACACCGAAAGGGGGTGATTAATTGCCATTATTCAACTTTCAAAACGGCTTGATGGTTGATGGTGGTCAAGAGATTGGTTTTGATGATGCGACAATTGTGAACTACATCAGTCCAGAGGGTAAAAACGATTACGTCAGTGCTGAAATTGCGCTGCGTAACTCGGATATTTACTCTACGGTCTTTCAGTTGAGCGCAGATTTAGCGTCATCAAAGCTAATCACAAGTAATTCTCGTAATCAGGGGATGCTGAACAATCCGACAACTTGGTCAAACGCTTATAGCTTTTGGCAAGCTGTTTATGCACAGTTGTTATTGGGTGGTGAAGCTTTCGTGTATCGCTGGCGCAATCAAAACGGTATTGATGTCAGGTGGGAGTATCTACGACCTAGTCAAGTTGGTGTCTTTGCACTGCCTGACTTTTCCGGACTCTACTACAACGTCTCATTCGACTCACCATTCGTCGGGGTCAAACAGGGAGTGCCATCAAACGACATGATTCACTTCCGGTTGTTAAGCCAGAACGGTGGTGCGACTGGCGTCAGCCCATTACGGTCGCTTTCTAGTGAATTGCAAATTAAGAAGTCGTCAGATAAGCTAACAATTACTGCTTTGGATAAATCAGTGTTAGCACCCGGTGTTTTGAACATTAAAGGCGGCGGGTTGCTAAACGCTAAATTAAAAGCTAAACGCTCGTTAGAGTTTATGAACCAAGTTCAAAATTCTAATGGTGGGCCAGTCGTGACCGATTCGCTAGAAGAATACACGCCGCTTGAGTTAAAAAGTGACGTCTCAAAGTTGCTTGCCCAAGCCGACTGGACTTCAAAGCAGATTGCTAAGGTCTACGGCGTACCGGATTCAGTCTTGAACGGAACAGGCGACCAGCAAAGCTCACTAAAAATGATCGGTGGCGAATATGCTAAGTCGCTCATGCGGTTTGGGAATGCGGTAACTAGCGAACTGTCAAATAAGCAGTCATCGCCAGTCACAATTGACATTAAGCCAGCGATCGACCCTGTAAACGATGATTACACGACCAACGTTAACGAGTTTATCAAGTCAAAAATGCTGACACCTGAACAAGGTATTTGGGTGTTGCAACAGTCTGGTTATTTACCGACTGACTTACCAAAGGCGGACGTACCGCCAGATAATAACACAGGAGGTGTAGTGTAATTGAAAAAAATTGACATTAAAGGCGCAGTTGTCGATGATGACACAGCTGCGTTTTATAATTTCTTCGGCATTGCGAACGTGTCACCAAGTGTTGTCAGTGCCGTGTTAAACGATGGAGACATTGGTGAAGATGTTGAGGTGAACATCGCATCCAACGGCGGTGATGTCTTCGCAGCAAGCGAGATTTTCACGATGCTGAAGTCGTCAAGCGCAAATGTGACCGTCAACATTCAAGGACTTGCAGCCAGCGCAGCCAGCGTGATTGCAATGGCAGGGGACACGATTAAGATTTCACCAACAGCCCAGATCATGATCCATCAAGCATCAGTCATGGCTGGTGGAAACAAGGACGACCTTACCCATGAAGCGGCTGTGCTAGACAACATCGACCAGTCTATTGCGAGTGCCTATGAGCAAAAAACAGGTATGTCACAAGACGACTTATTGAACATGATGGCACAAGAAACATGGTTAACAGCAACAGAAGCGGTCGATAAAGGCTTTGCTGACGAGATTATGTTTGTTGCTGACAACGAACCAGCATTTGCCAACGATTTGAGTGGTGTTGTACCAAAATCAGCCGTCAATAAACTGATGAATCTTATTAACAAGTCCGAGAAGACTTCAAAACTAGAAGTTAAGAATACGACGAATAGCCAACTTACTAGCGATTTAAAGCAAAGTAAGGTGGCTATTTTACTAGGAAAAACAAAGGAGACTAACTAAATGGTAGCGAACATCAATGATTTGAACAACAAATGGGTAGCACTCGGACAACAAGTGTCTGATTTGCAAAACCGTGCACAACTGATGGTTGACGATGATGCGGTATCTGCGGAAGACGTTGCAGAAATCCAAACAAAAATCACAAATGCGGTAGCTAAGCGAGACTTAGCTTATGAAAACTTAGTACAAGCACAAGCCGAAGTGGCCTTGGCTGGTCAAGAAGAAGTTAAATTGACGCCGGTCGAAAATGACTTGAAGAAGCAATTCGTCAACGACTTTGTCGGCATGGTTAAGGGTGATCCTAAAATCGTCAACTTGGTAAGTTCATCAACAGATCCCGCTGGAAATGCTATTGGTTTGACTATCCCACAAGATATTCAAACAACGATTCATACGTTGACACGTCAATACGCGTCACTCGAACAATTCGTCAAGGTTGAAGCTGTGTCAACTTCAAACGGTTCACGTGTTTATGAAAAGTGGACTGACGTGACACCTTTGGCTAACTTGGACGATGAAAATGCAACTATCGGTGACAACGATGATCCAAAGTTAACAACGATCAAGTATCTTATCAAGCGTTATGCCGGTATCACCACAGTGACGAACTCACTTTTGAAAGACACGGCCGAAAACATCTTGGCATGGTTGTCATCATGGATTGCTAAAAAGGTTGTCGTCACACGCAACCAAGCAATTATTGCTGCTATGAATGCAGTACCAAAAAAGCCAACACTTGCTAAGTTTGACGATGTGATCGATATGGCGAACACTTCTGTTGACCCTTCTATTTTGTCAACATCATTCTTCTTGACCAATGTGTCTGGTTGCAATGAACTTCATAAGGTAAAGGACGCAATGGGTAACTACTTGTTGCAACCAGACCCTTCACAACCACAACGCATGTTGATTCAAGGTAAGCAAGTTGTTATGGTGGCTGACCGCTGGTTGCCATCGGCAGGTACGGCTGCTGCACCTGTTTATCCATTATATTTCGGTGACTTATCACAAGCCGTTACGTTGTTTGACCGCGAACAAATGTCGTTGCTTTCAACAAACGTTGGCGCCGGCGCATTCGAAAAGGATCAAACAAAGATTCGCGTTATCGACCGTTTTGACGTTCAAGCAACCGACACTGAAGCGTTCGTGGCTGGCTCATTTACAGCCATTGCCGATCAAAAGGCTAACTTTGTAGCAGCACCAGCAGGCGCCTAAATTAAATTAATCGCCAAAGAAATAAACAGTGCAGAAATGGGCGGTTAATATTTTGGTAGAAAGGAGTGTATTTTGGCAGTAGATTTAGAGACTTTGAAGACATCTTTACGACTTGACGGCAATGCAGACGACACCTTGCTAACTGGCTATCAATCAGCGGCTGAAAGTTATGTCAAAAACGCCGTAGGGACAGATGATGGCAAGTTTTACGCCCAGGATGCTGTTTCACCACTTTATGATGTTGCGGTCATCGCTTTGGCAAGTGGTTATTATACTTTCAGAACTGCCTTGTCGTTAGTTGAATCTTATCCTATCGACTTGCCGACAAACTCGATTATCGGCCAACTACGCGGCCTTTATGCTGATTATTTAGCAGAACAGGGGGCATTTGATGGCGATCAATCCACTGGAGTTTAATGAGCGGGCGGCATTTGGGTCATACCAAGTTGTGACGAATGAAATTAACGGCAACCAGACCAATGAATTCGTAGCTGCGTTTAACCGTTGGTTTGGTTATCGTACGCAGTCGCTCACCCAGCAATACACGCTGATGGGTAATAAGCTCGTTGACACAAAGTTGATTGCGATCCGCCATGACGATGCCGTGACTAAACAAATGATTGTTCAAATTGGTAATGATGAGTACAACATTATTACAATCAGCTCGGACAACCGTGCAGCGCGTGAAACATTTGACTTGTTGACAATACAAAAGGTGGCGAAACCATGAGTAATGACTTTGAAGCGCAAATGCAGCAATGGCTCGCACAAGTTGGCGGGCTGGTGAACTTGACTATTGAAGAACGTGAGGAAGTCAATCAAGCAGGGGCTGATGTTCTGCGTGAGAAAATCGCACAAGCTGCGCCACGTAACGAAAACCGAAAACTTGGGAAGATGAAACACTTGGCTGATTCCGTTACGTCAGGGCGTTTACAAGGTACGAAATCAGATGGTAACATCGCCGTTGGCTTTAAAACAGATGATGTCAATCATGCGCGTATTGCAAGGTTTAACAACGATGGGACAGCTAAGATGCCGAACCCAAAGGGGCTACACTTCTACGACAATGCTTTAAAAGAAGCGGAGAAAGACGTCAACGAGGCCAAACGCGCGAAGCTTGCTGAAATCCAAGAAAGGAAGGCTAAGACATGACAATGCTAATGGACGCATACCGCATCGTTAAAGCCAACGCGACTTGGGCTGATAGCGTGTATGTAAAAAAACTCGATCAATCACAGATGGGACTAAATAAAACGTTTGTACTAGTCAGGGACGGCATTCAAAGCCAGTCCCTTTTTGGTAGCAATACGTATACACAGATGACTTATGGTGTAGATATTCAAATCTGGTACTCAACTAGTTCAACACTCGATTATGATGCCGTTGAACAAAATCTTATGAAGACATTGGAAGCTCAAGGGTGGCGCGTTCAGACCATTCGTGGTCGAATCGTTGACCCCGGCATATTCCAAGACTTTCAAACAATCACATTCGCAAAAACAAAGGAGACTATTTAATGGCAACATTAGGAATTGACAACGCTAAGCTCGCTTTAGTTGATAGCAAGGGAAATGTCTTAACAGGTACGCAAGGTATCTTCAAGTACACAGCCAACGCTGCAACAGATACGACAGGAATTTTCACAGCAGACGCAGACACGTCAATGGGTATTGCGTCAGTCGCTTTGACAAATTTGGAAGGTTCAACAACCGATATTTCAGGGTCAAACCGCTTGGTTTATAAGTCAGCTGGTAAGGGTGCAGCGCAAGCCGTCTTGACAATCAATGCACTACCAAACGAAATTAAGATGGCCGTGCTAGGACGCAAGTCTGACGGTAAGGGCGGTTATGTTATTGACGGTAAGGTCAACTCAAATAGCCGTGTAGCGTTACTTGCTGAGTCCGCTGAATCGTTTGACATCAGCAAGCCAGTATACGTGGCCTTGTACATGTCTAACACATCGGAAGCTAGTGTGACATTGACAAGTAACAGCGCAACTGAAGCACGTTCAACTGACGCAATCACATTCGCAGCTTTGGAACGTGGAGATGACGGCTTTGGAAAGTATTTCTTTAGTTCATCACCACAATTCAGCGAACAAAGCATGCTGGCTGACGTGTTCAAGAACGTCACACCACCCGCAGCAGGGTAATTTTTTAAGTCGCTAAGGCGACTTTTTATTATGTCCAATTAAGGGCGCCGATCACATAAATAAAGAGTCTAAGGAGACTACACATGACAGTAAAAATTATCCCTACAGAAATCGGTATCAAGAAAGCTATTGAAGTAAAAGAATCAAATAAAAATATCCGTGCCACTTGGGAATTGCAAAAGATGATGACCAAGTTATCAATCGACCAAGAAACAGTTGGTGATTCACCAGCAGACTTTGAAAAAGTTATCGACATGATGCTTGACGTGCAGACTAAGACGATTAACTACATCGTGAACACGTTGGGTCTTGATGACAAACAAGCGGCCAAGGTCGACGAGATGGAATTTAATGACACAATGGCGTTTGCGGTGCGCATCTCATCAGAATTGTTGCATATTGAGGCACAACCGGCTGATGAAAAAGAAACGGGTTTAGAAGCTTAACCGAGCGCTATGATGCGCTTGACAATGCGATAAAAGACTTCGACTACAACGAACAAAAAGTGCTGACCGAGCTTCATATCATGCCATCGGCGTTTGAGGAAGAAGACTTTTATCGACTAAATGAAGTCTTATCGGCACTATCTGTTGAAGACAGACCAATGACAGGTTCACAGTTCATGAAGTCGTTAGGTGTTGATCCTGATTCCGACACACTATCAATTTAGAAAGGAGGTAAAACATGGCTCAAATTACCAACGAAATGGCCACTAACCTGACGCTTGATATCGGGAGCGCCCAGAAGTCTTTGCGCGAGTTGACTTCAACTGTTAAAGACTCGAATAACGAATGGAAGATACAAGAAGCGCAGCTAAAAGCGTCTGGTGATGCTGCAAACGCATCTAAAGCACGTTATGAGGGGTTGCAAAATACCTTATCAGAGCAAAAAAATAAGGTCGATGCCTTAAAACAAGCCCTCGATAACAACAATACCGAGACTAAAAAGGGTCAGGAGCTTCAAACTTACCTGACCAATGAGTTAGCCAAGGCTGAACGACAGTACGCAAGTTATCAGGGACAATTAGATAAAGCAACCCAGTCTTACAAGTATCAAGAAAGCGGCCTCGCTAAGTTAAATGACGAGTTAAAGCAAAGTAATGATCTGACTGATGCGCGTGCCAGAAAGTTAGAATCAGAGGGTCACGTTGAAGAGGCGCAGAAGACTCGCCTCGATGGCCTGAAAAACGCTCAAGCAAACTACACAAAGCAACTCGAAATTCAGACAAGTGAACTCAACAAGTTAGCTGATTCTGGTGACAAGTCGAGTGAGAGTTATAAGCGGCAAGAATTGCGTGTAGCTCAAATGGGTGCTAAGTTAGCCCAAACAGAGCGAGAAATTAAGGATTTTAATCGCACTGAAATCAAGCCCCAATCTAGCGGTATTAACAAGGTAAGGGAACAGTTACGCGCACTTGATGATGCGCTTGAGGGTACTAGAAATCAATTCAAGAACGTATTTTTGGGGAATTTGGTGGCAACAGGCGTCACTAATGCACTTAGTTCAATTAAGGATCATTTCACGGGCGCTTTAAAAGCTGGAATCGACTATAACAAGGAGATGGAAAATGTAAAGTTGGGTTTGTCTAACTTTACAAACGGAGACGATAAGCTATCTGAACAGCTGCTAAGCAACATTAAGGCCATCAAAGAATCCTCTGGTTATGCGACTGACACCGTTACGTTGCTGACTAAGAAGACCTATGGCCTGACTAAGAATGTAGATGGCGCCTTAACACTGACAGACGCCTTTACTAACTTAGGACGTGCCACAGGTAAGTCTGATGAAGCGATGGGAAACTTGATCACAAAGTTTTTCCAAGCAAACGCTTCTGGAAAAATAACCACTGGTTCGCTGACAAAACTTAATAAGGAATTGCCCGGATTCACTGACGCTTTGGGAAAAAACCTTGGTGTTTCCAGAGATAAACTTAATCAGTTAGCTACTGATGGTAAGTTATCTATGCAACAGCTTGGCGACGCAATCCAAACGATGAGTGATAGCAAGCCGCTTGGTCTTGACAACTATTATAAGTCAGTAGATGGTTTCACAAACCATTTTGAAGAACGTTATAAGAGCCTATCAGGGAAGATTACAGAGGGTTTCTTTACGCAATCAAACGGCCTGTTAGCGACATTTTCAAAGTCACTTGACGGCGATGCCGTTGACAAGGCGTTTTCTCGAATTGGAGATAGTGCAAACAAGGCTGTCAACACGGTAGCAAAGGCGTTCGGCGATGTTTTCAAAGGCCAAAAAGTCAATCCGTTGGAGTCAATGGCAAACGCTACGGCCGATGCGATCACTAAGCTTGGTAATTTTATTGCATCACACGCTAAAGATATAACTAACTTCTTCAAATCGATGAAAGAACTTGGTTCAGCGGGTTTTGGAACAATGGGAACGACTTTGAAAATTGCGTTACCTTTGTTGGAGTCGCTGGGTAAGTTTGCAACAACTCATCCTGAAGCTTTCAAAATTCTAGCTGGGTCTATTCTTGGTTTGAACTTAGCGTTAAAAGCGACACTTGCAACAATGCGCTGGTTTGATCGTGCTAAGTTAGGGCTTGATTTATTGACTGGTTTAGTTATCAAGCCAAAGGTCAACGGTTCTGACGCTAAGCGTGAGTTAGGCATTATCGGAAAGCTCGGCAAAGGTATTGGCAAGTCGTTTATGTGGACGGCTAAGCTTGCAACAAAAGCGATTGCTGATAGTTTGGCTTTTATCGGTAGAACGACCGTTGCTACAGGTAAAGCTATTGGTAAGTCTGTAGTTTGGACAGCTAAGATAGCTACAAAAGGCGCACAATTAGCACTTAAAGGATTAGCAGCGACCGCTAAAGTCACAGGAAACGGCATTAAGTTAGCCTTTAACTTCTTGAAAGCTAACCCGCTTATTTTGCTTATTACAGGAATTACTTTAGCCATCGGTGCACTTGTAGAGTTATACAAGCATAATAAAAAGTTTAGGGATTTTGTAAACGGCATTATCAAGTCGGTTGCAGACATGGCTAAAGGTATTGCTAACTGGTTTGGTGATATGTGGAAGTCAGTGTCTAAATTGTTTGGTCAAGTTAGTGACTTTATTGGCGACACAGTCAACGGTATCAGCCGGACTTGGAACAAAACTTGGAACAATATCTTCAATTTCTTTGGTAGTATTTGGGACAGAATTTCAAGATATGGTCGCGATTCGGTTAACGGTGTTTCAAACGTTATACATGATGTCCTAGGCGGTATTGGTAACGTATGGCGTGGTACATGGCAAGGTTTGAGTGATTTCTTTGGTGGTATTTGGAAGAGCATCAAGGGTTTCGCATCGGACGGAATCAACGGTGTCTTGAACGTCATTAACGCTGGTGTTGATGCCATTGATAGCGTGTGGAAGTTCTTCACTGGTCACGAAACCTCAATCCATCACTTGCAACCAGTCAAGTTTGCTCAAGGTGGAATCGTTCAGCAACGACTAGCCATGGTAAATGACGGTGACGGCCCCGACTGGAAAGAGCTTATTCAATTGCCTAACGGCGAGATGAAGATGTCTCAAAAGCGTAACGCAGTTATGCCGTTGCCGGTTGGGACCCGTGTCTATAATGGTGCTGAAACTAAGGCTATCATGAACTACGCAGGCATTGAGAAGTATGCTAATGGTGGTGTAGTCGGTGGTGCTATCGACTGGGCTAAGGGTGCGTTGTCTAATGTTGGTAGTTGGATTGGCGATAAGTTTGATGCTATCGACTCATTCTTAAAGAACCCGCTTAATGCTGTTATGGGGCTTATCCAGAAAGCAACCAGCGGCTTAATCGGTGGTCTAGGAAACTTTGGTCAACTAGCTAGTGGAACGTTAGATAAGTTAATGTCGCCTATTTCAGACTGGTTCACCAAGGGGCTTAAGAAAGTCCAAGAAGAAGGTCAAGGCGCACCAGCAGGCGCAGGCGTTCAGCGTTGGGCTGAACAAGTTAAGTCGGCTTTAGCAGCAAACGGATTGAGCACAAGTGATGGCATGGTGCAAAAGGTGTTACGTCAGATTCAAACAGAATCAGGCGGTAACGAAAAGGCCGTCCAAGGTGGTTACACCGATGTGAACACCATCTCAGGAGACCTTGCCAAAGGGTTGATGCAGACTATATCAGCTACATTTAACGCCTATGCTTTCCCCGGACATCACAATATCTTTAACGGTTATGACAACTTGCTTGCGGCTTTGGCCTATGCCAAGAACCGCTACGGATCAAACCTTAGCTACTTGGGTCAAGGGCATGGATATGCTAATGGTGGTCTGATCACACAATATCAAATTGCTGAAATTGGTGAGGGCAACAAGCCAGAAATGATTATCCCGCTTGACGGTATGAAGTCATCACGAGGCTTTGAGTTACTTGGTAAGACAGCAGTTGCTATGGCAGCACGAGATGGAAAAATGAGCCAAGGTGTGTCTGATGGTTCCGAAGTCACGCAGTTGTTGAGCCAGAACAACCAGCTACTTGGTGTTGTGACACAAATTTTGGGAGCTATTCTTGGTGAAACCGAAAAAGGTAACGAGCCGCTTAGCGCTTTATCAATCAATAGATTGAGCCGACTTATCACAAGCAGCACGGTGCGGAGTGCGAATTAGCAAAAATACTTGCCTTTGAAAGAAGACAGTACGATAAATTTTATCGGGCGGGTATTAGAAAGGAGAAAATATGAATACGGATGACGGATTTGATTTCTTGCCAGTAAAATACCTTTTATCAAATGCTAAAGGCGAGCAAGTCAACTTGGTTAGCAGCAGCATACTTGGCTATACGCCAACCGGTCTAGGAGTTGCGTTTTCTAATTCTTATTCTCAATATGATAATTACTTTTCTTTGACCAAATCAAAGATTAATCAAGGACAAATGAGCTTGAATATCCTATTTGGTGAAGTTGATTCCTTATCGTACGCAACTTTTAGCGAGTTTGCAACGTTCCTTTCTTATCAACCCCTAACACTATCCTACGTCTCACCAGCCGGAACTTGGCAGAGGGATGCACGTGTCGCATCGCTGAATAAATCGGAAATTGGTGGGGGCGTTTCAGCAACGGACAAATTAAACGAATCGTTCACGTTAGACTTCGTAAACCCTTGGTATAACAATAAATCGGTTCAATACATCAAATATAAGAGTGACCCGAATTTAGCGGTGTTCGGCAGAGGGTATTTTAATACAAACGGTACAAAGTATTACTACGTATACGGAGACAGCGAAAAACGCGACCTCTCGTCTAATCAGATTACCGACAGAGCAACATTAACAAGCTAAAAAGGAGAATTATAAAATGTTATATGAACCATATACGTGGAAACAAAATGAAGTCATCACAAGTGAACGGTTGAACCACATTGAAGGCGGCATTTCAGAATTAGATACGGCTGCAGTCCATAAGCACGAAAGCGAAGAGATCGATGGCGACAAAAAGTTCACTGGAGAAACGACATTTTTAAGTGGTAAAAATGGCTTACGAATCACGACAGACGGTATTCAACGAACGACAGATGGCGGCACAACGTGGGTTAATATTTAATGGAGGTATAAATCGTGAGATATATTCGAAACATTTCTGACGACCAGAATAAGTATGGCGATACAGACGAAGTATTCAGATTTAATTTGTTACAAGGAGACGATATTTTCAACTTTGGTGACTATCCAATTTCGGTGAATATCGCTAATTCGAGTGGCTATATACTTAGTATGACTCCTGAAAAAGAGTTTGGAAATTCAGTGGTCAAACTTGATTTTAATAATGATTTATTAAAAAGTCTTCCGCCTGATAGTTATCTACTAGAAGTAGAAGTTACACTGACAAACGGAACCGTTTCAAAGTTTCCAACTAAAGGTGGAATGCCATTTACTATCAACAAAAATTTGAAAGGCGTTCAAGGGACTCTTGTTCCGACGGTTACGTTTGATGCTGTTTTAGAATCCGTTGATGAAAAAATCGCTGTTTATATGGACACAGTTAAAAAAGGTAATAAGGGCGATACAGGATCAAGCGCGCTACCTGTTGCTGGCGTTTATCCAACACTTGCCGATTTAACGACTGCTAACCCTGACCACGCTTATGTCTATATTACGACAGACAATGGAAACTGGAATTATTGGGGAGGGACTACTTGGGTTGCTGGTGGTGTTTATCAATCTATGCAGTTGGCTCAAAATTCAGTTCTACCAGAACATTTATCAACGACAATTGTTCCAAAAAACAAATCTTTTGGTAATTATGACAGCGACAGCAAAACAACAAGCCTTTACATAATTAATGAACCTATTACAAAATCAGGAATTATTAATGTCAGATTTAAAGGTGCTGGTATTCCGGGAGATATTTATCTATATTTTCTTAAAAAAGAAGGTCTGTCTTTTTCTGTCATGGATAGGGTTTTATATAATAGTAAATCTGGTTGGAATACAGTAAATACTAACTTCAATTCAGTTGGAGACGGAAGCGAGTATATTGGAGTTTTAGGAAGTATAAAATACACACGTACTGGCGGAACTGGTTTTTATGAAACAGCAAATGCCAATCGCGATAATATCAAATTTTTAACAGTCGATAATACAATAGGTGTTAATCAAACAACAGGTTTCTTTGACTTCTCGTTATACTACACTGTAGAAAATAAAAAAATAGTTGAGTTAATTAACGATGTTGAATACAACATCGACACTAAAAGTCCTATTATTGATTTGAGTGAAGAAAAAGATTGGTCGAACTACACGTATGTAACTCAAAATAAAAATTTTTTTAATAATAAATATTTAAAATCTGGTAATATTGTTGTTCATATAAAAGTTGACACGAAACAAAGAGGAAAGTTGTACATTGCAGAAAAGAACGATTTCGACTTCACTATTAAACAAATGAAAGAAGTTGATTTTATTGCTGGTGAAAATGTTGTCGACATGGAATATACAACGTACGGAACAGGTTATGAATATATTGGTTTTTATGGTCAAGCTAATTATTCACGTACAGCAAGTGACGGTGGAACTGGTTTTTATGAAAGCAAACCAACAGATTTAAAAAGTTATGCTATCGGAGAAGTGATATCAACAGACGCACACGTGACCGACGCACTGGGGACATGGGATATGAGCTGTTGGCCTGAATACGTAAATTACGGAATTAAAAAAAGTATTGCTTCCCTAGAAAATGACGTCTTTTCACTTAACACAAATGTTGACGAAATAAAAAATAAACAAGAACAGCAAGATAGTTCAATTAAATTAACAGACTTCAACATGCCTAAGTATCTAGAAATTCAAGATAAGATAGGCTTTGTTGGTCGTTGGTTTGATACGACGATTGGCGGTTTAACTGTAAAGGCTACTATCAACGAAGGTTCTGAATTATATTTCAAGGTTAAAAACACAACCACAATCAACGTTAATTTTGTATTGAATAGTGTGAAAGCTACACCATTCTTTGCTTATTCAATTGACGGTTCACCGATGACACGTCAGTTGATTACTACACCATTATTAAAAACAGTAACAACAGATGAACACGTTATTAGAATTGTTATTGACGGACTGACTGAAAGCGAAGACAAATGGGTTGGAGAGAAAGGTGTAGCATTTAAAGATGTTACAGTTGACGTTGGCGGTGTTGTCACAGGCATTTTCCCCAAAAATCGTCAAATTTTATTTCACGGAGACAGCATTACCGAAGGAGTTCGTGTTCTTAATATGAATGCTGATAGTACAGGTAATAGCGCGACAGGAGCTTTCCCTTATGTTGCAAGCACAAATTTGAATGCAATTTCCTATCGTGTTGGGTTTGGTGCTTCTGGCATCACTAAGGGAGGAAGTGGTGGTGTTCCTGAATTAATTCAAGTGATTGATAAAATGACAAATACTCGTGAAGCGCCCTATATTCAACCTGATATTGTTGTTATGAATATGGGTACAAATGACCGAGCTGAAACGAGCGCAGTATTCACAACTAAATTAAATTCAGTTCTTGACAGATTATCAATCAAATATTCTGGAACGCCAATTTTTGTAATGGTGCCGTTTATCCAAGCATTTAAAACAGAGATTGAAAATGCAGTATCGACAAGAAGTAACATGTATATTGTTGAGACAGCCGACTGGAATATTACGACGACTGACGGTCTACACCCTGATATTGCTGGTGGAATTGTCGCAGGTAAAAAACTCGCCGATGCTATCGTGAGCGTATTGGGAAAAGATTTCTTTATTTAGAAAGGTAAAACACATGTCTGAAACATTTTCAAACTTAACAACAAGCGTTGATCCACGCCCGATGAACAATGGTGGTTTGCGTCAGCGAAAAATTGACACGATTGTTATTCATCGCAACGCAAGACGGACTAAAAAAATCTAGCTATTGCAAAAGCTAAGGCTATGATTGCATCATCAAAATTACCAGTACAACAAGTACCGGTACAACAAGCACCAGTTGCTAACTAACTAAAAAATCAAGGCAACAGCCTTGGTGTACATACCACTTAACATAATTGGAGGTGTTAAATATGAGCGGAGAACGTAGTCCGGTCTACATCGAGACGGATAACCAACATACACGCGAACATGCGATGAACTTTAAAAACAACTCAGAATATTGGGGGACACAAGACGGCAGCCCGATGCTAATTGAAATTATCGGCCCGCTAACTTATAACCCTGAGTGGCGTATTGTTCAAAACGGTATTCTTGTTGCTGATGCAAAGTTCATGGTGACACTAGCTGACAACCAGCGTTTGGTTATCTCAAGTTATCCAGAGGATATGTATGCTAGAGTATATAACCCAGACAATACATTTAGTGATGTTAGCCAATATAGCGACTTCACTAAGGCAAACTACCTGCGGGTGCCGATTGGCGAAAGTGTCCTATTAGTCACGGCGGACTACGGTAGTGAGATTAACGTAACGTTTAAGGAAGAGAGGTTGCTTGTATGAGTTTATCTCTTCTCGTCACGATCTTTAATCAAGATTTAACGATTTCAGGCACTTACCCAGCGTTGGGTTACTCGCTAATGTTTGACGCATTGTCTAACCAGACAAGCACTGTAATGCTAAAGAACGCACCAAATATAAAAGAGGGCGACTATATCGCATTGCGAGAAAACAATAGTGATTATGTTATGTATTACGGTCAGATTGTCACGATTGATACCGACAGCACGAGCGGTATCATGACACTATCGTCTAACTTCGTCTGGAATGTATTAAACGGCGATATTCTAGTGACTAATCGTACTGGGACCAGTTATGAGGCGCACTTGAAAAGCCTGATGACAAAGTATTCATCAGCCGTAACCAACGTTTTTCAGGATATTGCAGTTTCTACCAATACACCTTACGAAGTCACGAGTTCAAACGGTGCAGCTAATAAAAACTTCATTGATTATATTATTCGCGGTTTCAAGCTACACAACGTAGTTATTACGGCGACTAAAATCGGTCAAGGCACGCTAACTAATGGCGAGCCTTTTTTTTACCCAAAAATCGAGATTAAGCAAGAAACAGATGTTATGAATTTCAGCGATAAAATCGTGTCTCTTAGAAACTGGAAGGTCACTGATAGCCGATTGTTGCGGGGTTATGCCAATGAACTATGGTTAGTCGATAAAGCAAGCACGGATATGGAAAATCCGACCGTTCTAGCGAAGTATTGGCTGCAAAACGATGGTGTTGTAGTAAACCAACTCAATAGTAACGTGTACCAGCCTACGCAAGTATCAATTTACTTGTATGACAAAACAGCAACCGACAACCCAGACAATGATAGTATCGGGCGGGCGAACCTAGGTGGTAATTCTTACAACCACAACATTCAATTTTCAGTCAACATCAACAATAACTTTGTAGCGTTTAGCGATTTGAAGCTCGGTTTACAATCGAATATTTTTTATCAAGATAGAATCTACAAATCTATATTAACTGGCTATGAAATATCAAGTGATTCTGATGACATCAGCTTGACGTTTGGTAATTTAAGGTTCGGAAAAAAAGATTTGGTAGATTCAGATATTTAAAAGAAAAGGAAGAATAAGATATGGCGATTACCATGTATCAAAGTGACAGAAACTTCGTCACACCAGCAAATGATGCCAGCCTTTACTCGGCGCTAGGCGGCGATACATCTGGTGTGTTAAGACGAGGAAATATGTTAAAAATCACGACCAACGGACTAACCGCGACAGTTGATACTGGGCAAGTGGTTGTTCTAGGGAGACTTGTCGAGGTCACAACACCAACGCAAGTCACGCTACCAGCTAATTCTCAAGGCCAGTTGTGTATTGTGATTGATTTAAGCAAAACGAATGCTGTGACTGGCAAGGCTGGTGATTCCGACTACACAGTGACTGTTAATCAGGTATACATTTCTACAGTCACTGGCGCATTGACGCAAGATGATATCAACAACGGTGGGTTTATTTATGAACTGCCATTAGGCACGTTTACAAGTACAGCCACAACCGCGACCGTCACACAAAAGAACCCCATGTTAAACGATACAGGGTGGCTAGATTTAGATATAAACGTGACCAATGCACGCCTTGTAGACAACCAGTCTTATGCTAAGTATAGAGTTCGAGATAACGTCGTGTTTTTGAGATGGCGAGGGGTAGACGTTACAAATGCATCAAACGGCAACCAAATGTGTCATATTCCGTGGGCATACCGACCAGACGTGGAAATCGCGGCGGCAGCCACGAACATAGACAATAATACAGGTACTACACCGGTGACGATATTTATCAACGACACGGCAACTATGTGGGCAGCCGCAAGCAATGGGTATAGAAACAGCCTATATGGGTCGATGAGCTACCCAATTTAAGGAGGTGATTAATGGAACGAGTTGCAATTTTAATCGGAGAGATTGGTGGAGCGGGTGCGGTAGTCTTTGGGGTGTTTTTCTACTTATTCAAAAGCACGTTCAAGCAAATGATCGAGCCGCTGAGTAAGTCAATTGATGGGCTAACCTTTAACGTCGGTCTTCAAACCGATCTACTCAAAGAGCATAAAAATAAACTAGATACTTTGGAAAATCGTGTTAATGGCCATGATATTCGAATCGAAGTTATTGAACACGACCACGAGAGAGGAGAAAAATAGTGAAACAATTTAATAAACTACGTAAAATGGCGATTGCTACCGGTGTGGCAGTCGCTTTTATTATGGGCGCAGGTAGCGTATCAGCCAATACACTAGGTATTGATGTTGCTAGTTATCAAGGCACAACGACAAGCTATTTTAGCCAGTTTAAGAGCTATGGCGATAAGTTTACTATGATTAAGCTGGGTGGACGAGGTGGCGGTGAGGGTAGCCATTACGTGAATCCTAAAGCCTACGCACAAATTCATAACGCCGATGCCGTTGGTATGCAAACTGGTGGATATTTCTGGGGTGAGTTTGGTGATTCAGTTAGTGAAGCGAGTTATCACGCACAACTAGCTGTACAAGATGCACAAAAAGCTGGATTAGCCAAGAGTAGTTACATTGCATTGGATTATGAAGCAGGTGCTGGTGTAAATGTAGCGAATAACACAACTGCAATCTTGACCTATATGGACGCGATTTACGCAGCCGGATATAAGCCAATGTTGTACTCTGGTTACTACTACATGAACAAGCATGTTGACTTGTCGCGTATTAACTCACGCTATCCAAACGCTTTATGGGTAGCTTGGTATCTAACAACAGCTAACCAAGCAACGCCACCTATGCAATACTTCCCAAATATGAGCAACGTTAAGATGTGGCAATATGCTGATAATCACTTCGGTGTGGACGGCAACGTCATGGTTGTTGGTTCATTGGATAACAATACACCCGCTGAAGATGTAGCTAAGCCAACTAACCGACCAACTGAAGAACAGCCAAAAGCTACAGCCGATAAAACGCAATATGCGACATTTAGTGGCGTTTATGTAGCGGACGTTTGGAAGAAGTGGCAGGGCAAGTATTACGGTGTCAACAAAGACATGGGCATTCCTGTTATCGACTACAACAACTACATGCCTGTTAGTGCTATTACTTTGACCGACAAGTACGGCCACAAGCTACGTAATCAAACGATCCAAGGCAACAACGGACGTATGGAATACTTCACGTTGGACGGCAATTATAAGGTACTAAGTCAAACAGCCACGGCTGTTGAAGTGCAAATGAACGGCGAACCAGTCTGGATGATGAAGTCGTTCGCGACAATCAAATAAATGAGGTTAAAAAATGCAAGTAAATAGTATTTCAGATGTTGTTATCGCAGTAGCTTTAGCAGCAATTCCGGTAATTGGTGGTTACATTGGTAAAGTCATTACCGGCAACAGCAAGGCGACAACACTAATCAACGTTTTATCGCCGTTGGCTAAAGATGCAATCGTTGTGATGCAAAAGTTAGGCGTGACGCAATACCTAGCTGGCGAGGCGAAGAAGTCTGGTGCGGTTGATATTGTTAAAACCGCGCTGGAATCGTTAGGCATTAACGGCACGAACGAAGACCTGATCAAGAATGCGATTGAAAAGGAATATGCTGCGTTGATTAACGAGTTGAATCAGACGTACCCACAAATGACGGCTGAACAAGCCAAAGCGCAAGAATCAGCAGAACGACAAGCTAGTGAAGTAGCTAGGGCTGATGAACTAGCCAAAGCACAACAGGCATTAGCTGATGCACAAGCAAAGGTTAACGCCTTACAAAATTGAATAAAATAAAAACGCCCGACTGGATTATCTGGTTGGGTGGTTTTTTAGTGTGCTATAACAATTTATTAAACTAAAAAAATAAGAAAGGTGTAAAATACTTTGTAGAATAACTTGAGGTAATAAAATTATGATTAAAACACAAGTAAACGATGTTGTAAATTGGATAATCAAAAAATCTGAAGATGACGGTCAACCGGTTACTCCCAAAAAATTGCAAAAAATGCTTTATTATTCATATGCATGGGGTCTCGTATTTTTGAACGAATCATCAAATGAACTAGATAACAAATTGTTTGATACTCAGTTTGAGGCATGGGTGCATGGACCCGTTATTCCAAGTATATATCACCAATTCAAATCCTATGGATATGGACCAATCGATAAGAATATTGAATATCCAAATTTTGACGAAGAAACTACAAAGATACTTAATGATGTGTGGGAAGCCTATGGTCATCTAAATGGTGATCAACTAGAGTATGTAACACACCAAGAATTACCTTGGCGTAAAAAAAGAGAAGGCAAACAACCAGGGTCCCCATCTGGTGAAAAACTATCAGACGCAGACATGTTTGAGTACTATGGCGCACAGTTGATATAAGTATGAAAAATAATAAAAAGATTGCAAAACAAAAGAGCAAAGGTGTTGTTAAAATACCAAATGTTACGGTGCCAGAATTAGATTTTACTTTTAGATCTCAATATCATTGGCTTGAACACTACGAAGACGGACAGCGATATAGCAATCATTTAAAATCGGCAGAAGAATTCTCAGCAAAAATTAAAGATCTTATCGAGAATGTTATTCCGGAAATTTATGACCATTATACAGATATATTTGAAAAACGTAATGGGAGTAAGATAGGGTTTAAACATACACACTTGATTGATGACGCTAGTAAATCTGCATTAGTAAAAAAAGTTGCTCAAGCTGTCACTAAACAAAATTTTGGTGATGTTGATTGGTGGCAAATAGGTAAAACACAGGGTGTTAGAATCTTCGGTTTCTACCAATCTTCCAATAAAACTTTTTATCCGGTATTTATTGATTGGAATCACATGATATATCCTAGTGAAAAACATAATAATCTTGACCTAAAGAGTTTAAAGTATCCAGATTAATATCTGCCTAATTTTGTTGCCCTCAACCCGCACAAGTGATATTAAAAGACCCGATCAGATTAATTTCTGGTTGGGTCTTTTTTGGTGCTCATTTAGTTT